ACATTATACGCTGCAGTGAAGTTATCATTAGTATCTTTTAATGACTTAACTGCAGTTGCAGGTAATGGGAATACTAAACTATTATTACCAGTTTCAAATCTTGTGCCGATAACACCACTTGTAGTTAAAACCGTTGGCGAGCTCGAATCTCTTGTTCCAAGATTTGCCTCGAAAGTACTACCTTGCCCTACTTTTGCAACACTACTGAAACTTTCACCAGAGTCCATTGTTACATCAAAGATGTAAAGTCTAAAGTGTTTAGAAGCAGGAGTTGAATCATATTCGAAGCCTCTTGCCCTTGCAGTTCCAATAGGATCACCATTTGAATTCTTTAAAGCTAATGTAGTAAAGTCATTAATATCTGGAGTTCCCTCTGTTTCCTCTGGATCCAATTTAATATAGTTACCAAATCCAATAGACTGAGTAAGTCCTATAACAGTTCTTTGATCTCCAGCACCTCTACCTTTATCTAATACTACGTGTTGAGTTGCTGTCTTTTCTACTCTTCGGCCGTCAATGTATGCAATTGAAGGTTCAATACCTATTGCAATTTTATTTGCATCTCCACCTTGGGCAGAAGTAAGATAACCATTATTATTATTTGCATTTAAGTGTTCTTTAATATCTAAAACAAATGGTGCGAGAACATAATCACCACTTTCTTCTGCTGTTCTTTTTTCTAATCTATTAGATAGTCCTGTTTCAACAGGTGCATCATCTTTTCTAATTACCTTACCATTTTTAATATCTGCAAGATGAACATATTTATTAACTGTTCTATTAGCTAGATCAATAGGTTCTTTAATAAGAGAAAGATCAATTACATATCTGTTAGCGCCTGGTGCTGATGCGTTAGTAGTACCAGATGCGTTATCATTGAGATCATCATAACCACTATCCAAACTTGACTTAACACTATCATTAATTTGTAAACCTACAATATAAGTTGGTGTGTTAGAATACTTATCAAGAAGAATACTTGACGATGGCATATGTACGAATGAACCATTTACAAAGAAGATACCTTCTTCAATTGCATATGCAGAACCTAGTCCGATAGGATTAGCAACTGCCCCTGTTCCTGTAGAAGAAGCAACTGTGGCACTTACAACAGTACCTGTAGTTGTAGAGAGAACATCTCCTTCTGAGAATACAGAAGTTACTTGGTCTGTACCTGAATTAATATATTGTAAGTAAAAAGTATCTGGATCCGAACCAGTAGCAGCAACAGTTCTTAAAACTCTTGCTTGAAGTCCTGCAGTATTCTGTACAATTTTATCATCAAAGTTAGTAATAGTAGAAGTTGCAGTTAATTTTACATAATGATAATTTTCAACTATAAGACTTTGTTTACCGCCTAATACTCTATCTCCATCAGAAAATGTGTACTGACCGAGTTTATCTATTTGAGATTGTAGTGCAGTCTGTAATTGGGTAAGTTCTCTTGCTTGAACTGCATACCCAGGACGAAAAAGAATCCTATGATAATTCTTTGTTTCGTCAAAATCGTCAAAGTACGGATCGCCGAATGTTTTTACGTTTGTTATAGCCATTTAAATTCTCTCTTTTTATATATTTATAGAACCTATTAGAATTCTATAATACATTTAATATCTTCAATCTGTGATGCAGTTCTTGAAATAGGTGCTCTATTTTCTAAGAAGATCAACTGTCCACTTCCTTCTACAAATTCTGAATTTTGTACTGCGTCTGAACTATCTGAAGAAGAGTTACCACCTGTCGGTAAAGTTCCTGTAATTGTTTCTCCAGTATCAGTGAATGTGCCGAATCCAGTTTTTCTATTTTGATAATAGTATAATCTTTTATTTGCCGTATCAATCTCGGCAAGATATGCTTTGGCACCTGATGTACCACCTGTAAGTAAACAGTCTACATTATATGCAGTAACATCAGCACCTGAGGCCATTTGTAAGTATTTAAGACCTTTTAGAGTAGACGCAGTTGCAACTGTAGTAGTTGCCGCTCCATTTTCTTCTGAAGTATGACCCGTATCTGTGTTTGTTGCTCTCTTATAAGGGTCTTTAATAATTGAAATCTGTCTAAAATCATTTCCAACAGTTAAGTCTCCACCCTCAGCTGAATCTAACTGAGCATTAAGTCCGACATAAAACGCACCTAATTCTTTAACTGGATCAAGACCATGACCACCTGGAGGTGTAATAACTGCTCTTGCAGTAGCACTAGTACCGCCACCACCAGAGATTACGATATCAGCAATAGTATAATCTGTTCCTTTTGCTGATCCACTAGTTGTAGTACCTATTAGAATTTCTGTAACTGCACCATTAGAAATAGTAACATCTGCAGATGCAACTGTTGCACCTGAACCATCTCCAGTAATAGTAACAGTTGGAGCAGAAGTATAACCTGAACCGCCACTTGTAACTACTATTCTTTCAATACCAGCCGCTGTTGCTGAATCTCTTGAATCTTGTTGTGATTCCTGTTGTGGTCTATCAACACTAGTACCTGCTAGATCAGGACTCATTGCTAGTGTTTTTACTGGCATATATGAGTTTGTTAAAAACTTCTCTGAGTCTGCTGTAGTAATAGTGTACATATATTTCCATGTATAACCATCACCTAAAGTAACTGGATCAACGCCAGTATGAACTGGTTGTACTGAAGTAACTCCAGATCCTGCCTTAATACATTTGTAAACTTTAAATTCTGACTTGGTCATCACATAAAATCTTTCGTCATAAATATCGGAATCATTTGAATCCCAAGGTACATAAGTTTGACCATCTTCGTAATCGTATCTTGGAACAACGTGGGATACATCCGCCGATGTGACTCTCTTTAGACCAAGTATATTTTGATATGCCTCACTGGAATCGTCAATGTGATCTCCAGGGACAAAAGGTGTAGTGTCAGTAAGGTCTGATGTTGCATTCGACCAAACATCTGATTTGCCGATGGCCAAATAAACACTGGAACCTGTGACATCTTCCTTGAAGTTCTCTGCGTTAAGAACTCTAAAAGGGGTTGTAATAATTGCTGCCATAATTCTATCCTATGTTTATGTAAGTTAATCTAAGTTTATAAAACTACTAGTGTTATATCTATTTATAGTGTTTTTATAATCTGTTTGTATGATTTGTGAACCTAATTGTTCAATTGTAAGATTTGAGTTAAAGAGATAATCACTCTCGTTAAATCTATTGCCTTTTCTATTAAAATAATTATTATCACTTACTCCTGTTAAATCGTTAAGTAAAATAATAAGTATCATCTTAATATCTTTTGCTCTTAGTTCAGTTACTGCAGTAGAACCTAAAGTAATTTTAGGATCAACCACGTAACCATTACCAGCATTAGTAATACTTATATTGGTAATATTTGCAGGTAACATAAGTGATTCTGCTGATGCGCCACTTCCACTACCTCCTGAGATTGTTATTACAGGTGGCTGTGTATAACCACTACCTTGTACTGTCATATATACACCATCAACTTCGCCTAGTTCATTGATACTTGCGAATCCTTCTGCAGTTGTACCACTTGATGGTGCTGAGAAAGTAACAGTTGGTCTTGATGTATAACCAGAACCACCTGATATAATCTTTACTCTTTCAACCCCAGTTGCTTCTAAATTAAACTGTGCTGTTGCCTGAACATTAGTTGATGCAAGATTTCCGTCTGCATCTTTTGCTGTGGGTGCATCTATTCTAATAATAGGTGGTCTACGATATTGTCTTAAAGATACTGATTCTGTTGGGAATGAAATACTAGTTACTGTACCAACTCCACTATTTGCACCTACTGCTAGAGAGGCTGAAGTATAACCACTTCCCCCATCAACGATCGTTACTGATTCTATTTCACCTAAACTATTAAGTACAGGAACAAGAGAAGCAGGATCTGCAACAGTTGGTGTAATTGTAATTGACGGAGGACTAGAAAACCCGAACCCTGGTGAGACAACTTGTACGGAAGTAATTGTTCCACTACCATCTAACTGTGCTGATAGAACTGCATTACGATTAATTTTTGCTTCTGCAGTAGGAGTAAACATAGAAGCAAATGCCTCTATGAGTAATGGTAAATCTTCTGCACCAATCAGACCTGGCTGAATACCTGGCATAGAGGATAAAGTAAATCTATTAATTCTTTCTCCACCATAAACATTTACTAATTGATTTTCTAATAGTCCAGTTTCTGGATTCTTAGTTTGAACTGTAACACCTTTAGTTGAATCTCCAAAGATTTGTCTTGTAAGTTGTAGTAATATAAGAATTTCTCCAAAGAAAATAAATCCTGCAGGGTGTACTAATCTATTGAATGTTGATTCCCAGTCTTCAAAGTTTCTACCTGTCTTAATTAGGTAACTATATTTTTGGTATCTGTAACTATCCTGTAATCTAATTTTCTTTTCTGAAATAAATCCTTTTCTTGATACAAACTGTTCTGCATCTGAATCCCAATTACCAGATGACGGAATAAGTGTATCGTCCCATGGTCGTGTAACTTCTACATCATCTTCAAAGAATAATCTAAAGAAAGTTGCAATTGAATCTTGTGAACCTCTTATTCTATAAAAGTCAATAATTCTTTTATAAAGAGTTGCTTTATTTACTGTGATATTCCTAGGAATGATTGCTGCAATTTCTTTTTGCATAAATCTAAGATATTCACTAGTGGGATCTGCATTATCATCTAAGTTTTTATCAATGTCCATTGCATCTTCTAATGCATTAAGTACATAAGACGGCCCTGGCCCTACCCAATGTTTGATTGGTGTTGTAAGTGTCGCGGTTTGTCCGTTATAAGAACCTAAACCAGTTACAGTAAATGTCTTACCATGTTCTGTGGTTAATTTAGCGAGTGAACCCGGCAAATCATTTCCGTTTGATATTTGAACATTATTTGAAGTTAGTGTAATAGTTGTAGTACCAATCTTTAAGGTACTATTCGCGCCATCATGATCTGCAAAGAATTCATTACCTGTTCCGTCTGGGTCTGGATATCTAAATACTGCTTGACCATCTAAAATTCTATCTGAAAATGTTTCTGTATCTTGATAGATAAACTCGTTCATATTCATAAAATCATAATATGATTCCAAGAGTTTTTCAATACCTACATTATTCTTAGTATCAATACTTGCCAAAATACCATCAGGTATTAACTGATTTACTTGCAAATCTTCTTTGGATTTTCTCTTTGAAGAGAATACTGATTCTACATATCCTGGCGAGTTATTATCTATTGACATTATCTAAGCCTTGAATTTACTGTATAGTCTATTGAACCTGAGGATCCTGCAGTAGAAATTGTATCTACCTGACCAGTAATGTCTACATAAGTTTGATCTATATTAATTAATTGATCTCGTTTCGGTGCAATATCTAGTGAGTTAGGTGCGATTGTAATTCTTATATTTGTACTATTTGCAGAAACACTAAAGTTATTTAATGTTACTTTACCTTTAGATGGTTCAACAAGTCCTGCATCTTGAACAACTGTAATATTTTTACCATCTACAATTTTATAAACTATAACTTGTCTATTTGTAGAGCCACTAATAGGTATATCCCCAAAGTAGTGATCTGGGCCATCTGCATTAACTTTAAACGCACTTGAACCTAATAGATACTTTGTAGAATCCCCTGACTCATAGAATGGTGATGCAAAAGATAAATTAAATACATTAGATGTTGCTGTAGTTCCTGCTGTAATTGTTTGGAACATATAAGGTCTAATTGTTGAGTTAATAATTGCTGGATCTGCTGCATCGATTAATTTAAGTAGTTGAGAGTGTCTGAATACTCCATCAAACTTATTTAAATTATTAAAGTTATAATCTGAGATCACATCTCTAACAACGTTTGATAGTTCAACGTTGGTTCTATCTGTAAGGTTTGGATTATATTTAAAGAATACATCTAATTCTAAATGTGTAAAGTTTGGATCCACGATCTCGGGTGTAATAGAAACAATGTTTTTACCTTTTAGAACTGTATCTTTAATTGCCAGTTTTTCTGCGTCTGTTAGTTTCTCTGCAGTAAGAGGTTTAATTGCAATATAGACTGAACCAAAGTCTGCTGGATCGTTATCTTCTCCACCCCATGTTGAGATAGAAGAGATATTTGCAAAACCTTTGAGAATAATTGATCTATAATCTTCTGCAGTAACTGCTCTATTTTGTGCAGTAAATGTAAGTGGTGCATTAAATCTAATTGAATCTGCTGATTCTGCTTCAACACCACCTGCAGAGTTTGAAACTGTAGTTACTGAATTGGTAAATACTCCACTTAATTGTGGAATAGTATCAGCAAGGACAAATGTCTTTGCGCCATTTGCTTCTTCACCATCTGTATAAATATAATCAAGTGTAACGATATTATTGTTAACTGGTTTCTTACCTGTAATACCATCTCCGAAATATACTTCAAACTTACCACTTGGATTTTCTTGTAGATAATAAACTTGAGAAGTTGAATCAACATTAATAAGAGATTCAAACTTTGTATAGATGTTATACGCAGTTGATTTTTCGTTGTCTTGTACTCTTACTCTTAGTGTAGAAGTATCTGCATCTGAATCTGCTAGTTGAAATTTCTGATTATCTATATCATTATCAACTCTATAAAGTAGTGTTTTATAAACACCTTGTGCAAGTTCTACGTTATTAAATGTATAGGTATTATTTGCTGTGTTAAGATTAGCAGATTCATTCTGTAGTACTGCAAAACTATATTTTGTACCACTTACTTCTGCTGTAAACTTTGTGCCTCTTTTAAGAATAAGTGTAGTTGGTCTATTTGTTTCATTAGTCGCATTAACAACAAAGTTAATAGTTGCTCTAGATGCAAGAATTGATCTTGGTGTATAGCCCAAAAGTTTGGCACGAGTAACTACATTACCTCTAATTTGTGCTGAGTCTAAGAATGCCTCGTTAAGAGCATAGTGAGCGGCCATTGCATTGTAATGAGTATTATATGCAAGAACATCAAGAAGAACATTAATACTACTTCCTTCAAAGTTAAAATCACTAAACTGTGATTGATTTTTGAGATAGTTTTTTAGATTATCTTTTATCTGATCGAAATCTAATTCTGTTACGTTTAAATTACTAGCCATATTCTTACCTTAATCTTCTTAAAATAATTGGAAGTGTTTGAACTCCATTATTCGCCTTTATTTTAAATTTTATACTGATATCATATAAATTATTCTTTTCGTCCCCTTTAGCAGCAACTTTCAATACTTCTATTCTAGGTTCTCTACTAAGTGCTCCTTTTATTTTACTTTCAATTAAATTTTCTGTTATGAAAGATATGGGTTCAAAAAGTAATTCTCTTAAACCAGCACCTGACCTTTGCTGAAATGGTCTTTCAAATCTATCAGTATTTAAAATATTCTTTATTGAATTTCTTATTGCCCTATCATCTTTAAGTGGCATGATATCTTTCTTAAAGGGGTGTAGAGCAAGTGAAAAGTCTAAGTCACTATAACCTACTTTTCTTGCATTTCTACTTGAACTACCAGAATAATCTGATAGATTACCAGGACTTCTGCTGTTGTATAATTCGTCTGCCATATACTTATTTATAACGGCTTAGTTAAAGAATGTTACTGAATAACTAATAAAATTACCCCCACTGCAGGTTGAGTATTAAGTGTAATACTACTTGCATTATGGGTAAATCCTGTTGTTAGTTCAGTTCCATCTAAGAAAACTCTGCCGCTTCCTCCTGTCGGTCCATATTCTGTTTTACTTGCTTCTGTTGTAAACTTATAGGTAACTGCTGTACTTGTATTTTCTGCAGACTTAAATTCATCACCTACATTTGATCCTTCTGTATTAAGAGAAGTACCACTCGCTGCAGTTACTAATCCTGCAATTGCAAAATCACCATCTAGTGATATCTGAGATGGCATACCAATTAATTTTAAGAAATCACAAAAGTCTAAAGTTGCCCAATCTAAAATAGCACCCAATCCAATAGCGTCTAAGAATGCTTTTACCTTTTCTAACCATTCCATAATAAGAAACTTCGGAAACTCTTCAGCAAAGTTTGCTGCTCTTTTAACCAATCTTTCCATCTCTCTTTCTGGACTTTCAAAGTATTGATTTGCCTCACCACCTAAGATATCAATAATACTATAACCAAATATTTCAAGTTCTTTTAGTTTATCAACTATCTGACCCTCTATTTCTGCCTTTGCATCTGCAGGAGCATCTTTAAGTTGTTGTTCCAAGTCTGCAATAAGTTCAGTTATTACTTGATCAATGTCTAGTGTAAGAAGTGCTGGTAAATCAGGAAGTCCAAGAGCATCCCATATTTCTTTAAACTTATCAATTAAGGCACCTGCTGCATCCCAAATAAGTTTAAGTGCACCTCCAGTAAGTTGAGACATTATATAATCCCATATTGCCTCTGCCTTAAATTCTGGACAATCTAGTGTACAATCTTCGCTATAACTTCTTAAATTTTCAGGAATTAATGCATCCAAGTCTTCTAACTTTTCTGCAACCTGAACTTTTAATTCTGCTCTATAGGCAGAATCTTCAAAGAGTTTTAAGATGTCAATTTTTAATCCTAGAACCTCTATTTCAAATTCTATAGGAATAATTGTTGCAATAATTTCTAATATCTTTACTGGAATAAATAAGTGAAACTCTTCAACTATCGCATTAATTCTTCTTTCCCATTCTACTTCTGGTACATCTATTGTAGGGAAGAGAGGATTTGTTACCGAAATTGGAAAATTACCTAGAGCATCTTCTATGGTATCTAAGATATCCATGATCTTGTCTGCCTCAGCCTGATAGCCAGATATTGCTAGCAAGTTGGCTATGTTAATTACTTCCGTAAAAGTATTGGCAAGTTCGGCAGGAGTAGGTAATAATACCTTACTGCATGGGATTTCTATTTCTGTAGCCATTATGAGAATAATCTACGTTTTTCAGGCCCAGCTGGTAAATTTTTCCAATATCTCCACTCTTCATAGTTCGCAAAAACTGGGTTACGTTTAGCATCAAAGTCTGCTCTATTTCTATATAATTTATTAGTCATATAACTATTAGATTCAGCCGTGGTATAATTTCCAAATACTGAATCTCCTATTTGTCTTCCTGCGCCTGTTGCCAACATATAATTCATAGGCCCATTAGTAGTTCCACAATTTGGTCCGTATGTATATGCACCATCAAGAGCAGATACAAAGTTAAGCCAAGATTTATCCATACCTCCAAGATATTGAGCTATTTCTGAATCTACATCATCAATAGTTGATTGACTCGCATGTGTAAAGTTTCTTGCAGGTCTAAAGCCATTATCAGATGAACCCGTAACTGCCTGAAATTGGCCAGACTGATGAAGTACTCCATGAATGGTATCAGAATAACTATTTGATAAAACTCTATTTAAAATAACAGCTGCGACTGCTGCTCTTTCTTCACCTGATCTAACTCCAGCTTCTGCGGCAGTAGCTCTAAGGAGTTCATCAAATTCTCTATCGTCAATACTTTCTACACCTAAATACTGTAATACAGCATCTCTTGCGTTATCTGTTGGTTCAAATAAATCTCTTGAATCTCCTACTAATCTTGCATCAGTAGTATCACTAGCAGCAGAACTTTCTGAATTTTGTCTAGCAATAACTGCTCTACTTCGTGATCTTCGTCTAGGATTATTTAAGGCAACTGCTGTACCTGTAAAATTAACCTTTCCTCCATTTTTAGCATTTAAGTTAATATCGCCGCCTGTAGTATTAAGAAATATATCTCCACCTGCAGCTGGAGTAATAGAAATATATGGGGTATTTTCACCACCAGGCTCATAATCTCTTAATAAAATTTTATTATTGTGACTTTCTATTTCAAGAGAACCATCATCGGAAAATATAATTCGCGAATAATATTTTCCATGTCTTATTTCTATAGCCTCTTGGTCTAAAGTATTATCAAAAACTAATGCATGTCCTGCTTGTGATACGTGTACTTTTCTATCATAACTTTCTGCTTCTGGAACATCTCTTTCTCCACCTGTTTGAGAGGCGATGGATCCCATAATTAATGGATCTTGTGCTGATGGCCCATCTCTAAAAAATCCTACTACCCATGAGCCGACTTCTAATTGGTGATTACTTCCATTATTTAATGTGGAGGCACTCGTGGTAGGCATCATAACTGTTGCCCACGGTAAGTCTTCAGTAGTTACTTCATTATCATCATAATATCCAAAACACCTTACTTTTACACGATTAAGAAATAGTGGGTCTTGTACATCTTCAACTTGTCCTGTAAACCAAGTAAACTGTTGCCCTACAAATTCATCATTCATCAATTATCCTCCGTATTCTCATCAACATCTAAAGGAGAAGTATCTCTAACTAATGTTAAAGTTTGTATATACTTTTCTTTAAACTCATGCACTATTCCAGTAATTAAA